TCGATCTGTCCACCAGAAGCCCAGATTCATCACGCAAGAACGATCTGGTTGATGTGTCAGCTGCATCATTGACCTTAACCACGCCGCCCATCACGCAATTGCCAAGCCCTGCCTCAAAGCCCATGTTCTGGGCAATGACCATCTCATCGGACTCCGGCATAGGCCATAAGGCATACGCCCATCGAGCGCCGTCAATCAGGGCTGTCGTGCCTCGGATTGCCTCTCTGGCTTGCATCGATTTCTTGATCTGGAACGTGCCTTCCTTCCGCATATGATGCGCGATCAAGACATTTCCGTTGATCGATACACACAATTCGGACATCAACGACCACCAAAACTGCGCGGCTGCCGGATCAGTATTGATGTCAGCATGAGCAAACGCCTGCAACGGATCGATCACGACCAGCGCAACATCACCCATATCCATTAGCTGCTTGCGGATGTTCTGATACTCTTCTGTGATGCTGTATTGACCCATCACGTTCTGGATCAAGGCCATAGGGCCACCAGCGTCCGGTAAAGGCACAACCATCAGATTGTCAGCTGCTCGGATCCGCAAGGTCGGATCACTGATCGATGCTATCCTTCGATGCACCGATGCTGCGCTGTCTTCCGCTCCAAGAAACACAACCTTGCCATTATGCTCTACGTTGCCGCCAAGCGCCGACTCTTTGTGCATCGATTGATCGCCACCAGCAACCTTCAGACACAGATCCAGCAAGATAAAGGACTTGCCGAGGCCACCAATCGCGGCAATCAAGCCAGGGATCCGGCGCGGCAAGATGTTCTCGATCAACCATTCTTGTTCGGGTGGCTCACCAACAAACCTTTTGATTGACCAATCAGATAAAAGAAGCGGCTCCGGTGTTGAAGGCTTGCCAGCCGGAACCGCTCTAGTCGGATCTTCAGTCTCTAGGGAGGTAGATAGATCGCGCAAGGTGGTGACATCGCGATTCCTGAGATCCACTTGCTCGGAGCCTGGCTCAACTCCCTGCAAGATCCTTAACTCGCCATTTCTGGCGCGTGATAATTGGTATTTTGCTTTCAGCTTGAATAACTCGATGCCGCGTCCATCGGCTGTCAGATCACTGCCACGCACGATTGCTTTGGACTCGAATGTCGGCCATGCATCATCAATCAATTGCTCGACTGTCGGCAATTCACCGCGCTGCGCCCACCAAGTTCGGATGGTTCCCATGATCAGCTTGACCATGAATCCTTCACGCCCATCGGCTAACTCGCCCCAGCGGTTTATGCTCTGGCCTTGCAGGCTGCCGGTTCCCTCACCCATCGATGGAAGCTGAGACATTGTCTCCAGCCAATCGGGTGACGGCTCGATCGGCTCATCTCTGACCACATAATTATTGCCGGATTTGTGATTAGACGGCGCAACAACGACAAAACCACCTTCCCCGCGTGTATCGATCCCCTCACCAAGCACGTTCTTGCCTGTGGTGATCTTTACGCCCTCTGGTGCAGTGAAAAAGTAATGACGGCCACCAGATCCGGTGATTTGTTCCAATGTTTGGGGCAAATCATCGTTTGCCATCTGCAAATCATCGAAACTATCGGCTCCCAGTTTTCCTTCGGCAACATCAACATCGACAACGAACACGTTGCCTGAGACTGATCCAGTCACCACGCCTAAATTGTATTTCTTAAACCGTCCATCGAACCAAAGTTCCAACGTGTCTAGGTCTGCACGTTCATTCTGGTATTTTTGCCAGCGTCCACCAGCCGGATGTTTTCCAGGCGAGGCGCAATCCTTACCGGCGCTGCATGAGCATGAGCCATCCGGCTTTACAAAATGGACTGGAACGACACTAAATCCCTTGTCGTACCACCATCGCGCATATTCTAAATTAGTTTCCATTTGCCACCACCGCAAAAAAATAAGAGGGCAGCCAGTGGGCGGGTCGCTATCGCATGAACTTAATCATGGTAACCCATCCCACTGGCCTAGCTGCGATTACAATCACCTGACGGCGTTGCACTTTCAGCGTGAAGCTGACTAGATTTCGTCTGAGAAATCGTCATCGCTAGCTGTGGCACTAGGCGCGGCAGGCGCGGCTGCAACCGCTTCCCCTCCCGCTGCGTCTAGTTCGCTTGGGCGGTCAACCCATTTCACAATCTCGAATTGCGGGATTTTGGATGGCCCTTTTCCGATACGCACTGAAGTCGCTTTCAGTACCTTGATCGCCGGAACCTGACCTGACGCAAAATTTCCAGATGCTTCGGCTTCTGAGTACAGCTTTTTCAGAAACTCCGTCACACCAGCGCCACTGGAGGAAAACTCACGGACTGGCTCATCATCAAAAATCTTTGAACTGTAAAACTTCAAGACAAAGCCCTGACGATACATATCGTTTGGCTTTTCGGTTGGCTGATTGTTCGGCCACTCGATCCAATCGCGGCCACCTTCAAGCTTTAGCCAGCCTTGCTGCACGTTTTCGACATCGACAACGACTGGGCTGCTCCAATCAACTGGCTCTAACTCGCCGCCGCCAGTGGACATGAGCCACTCATTGTTTTCGACAGAAAACCGGATGAAAGGGCTGCCGCCCCCTGCTGATACAAAATTTAACCCCATTTTATAGACTCCTATTAAAAAGGTTTTACGCCCAAGGTAAAACGTGTTGGGCGATCACGCTGCCGAGGAGGGTTCGGCCAAGACGCTTCTCTAAAAGTTCGAGAGCAGCTTTCTTAAAAATCGTGTGTTCAATTCCAGCGTTAATGCAGACCTCCTCAAAGTCTGCCCCGCCGTGTACTAGCCATCTGATCGCATCTCGCGCTTCGTTGCGCCGGTATCGCAGCGGCGACTCCAGCTGCATTGCGTCAGAGATTGCTGACACAAGGACGGCTTTCCAGAGTCTGGTGTATGGGTCGGTTTCAAACTCACAATCAACAAACTCAAGGCCGCCTTCAGCATGTAGATCAAATATCTCTGTAGACATCGGCTGCTATGTCGTGCGCGTTGCCCCAGTAAAAAGAGTCTGGGTTATGCGGTATAATTTTCACCAAGTCTTTCGGGTCACTGCTCACACGCAGCATGGCTTCAAGCTGCTTGACTGTGCGCTTGAATGTGTCGATGTAATAATCTGGCTCGGTCATCTCTAACCAGACATACGGATCCTTTTTGCGGGTCAGCACATACAGAAACTTCACTGTGCATGGCTTCTGCGTCATGGCCTCGACAGCCTTTTTGTAGATGGCTGCTTGGATGCCGTGGCTCAGTGACCAGCTTGACGGTGCTTTGCTTGTGGTTTTTAAATCGATGACTAAATTGTCGTGCTGCGGGTAATAGAAATCCAAGAAGCCAATGCAATTGACCGTTCCATTGTCACCTTCGGCAAACCTGATCGGAATACCAATCGAGTGCTGCTTGGATCCGACTGGCGGCTCATCTGGCCTGCCTAGATCGCGCAGTTGCTCTAATCCGTTGTAAACCATCTGGCGCATGATCGGCTCACGCTTTTCGAGTTCTTCAACAGCGCCAGACATAAGAGTCGTGTCTGCCTTGAACCGCTCTAGCGCATAGCGCACACACTCATCATCAACGATGCCGTTGAAAAGCCCCTGCTCGATGCCGGACTCGACAGCCAGCCCCTGCATGGCTGCAAAGCCATACGGAAACCGATGCCCCATTAAATACTGTGCAAGCCATGCATCAGGCGCTTCGCGAAATTTATTGATCTGCGAAACACTGACATGCTTACGGTTGTGCATCTCAAAACCGTTCTTGATCTCAACCTGTTTTCGGTTCCCAATCTTCTTTTTGTCGATTGTATCAGTCATTAGAATCTACATTGCTCCCAAAACAAAAGCCATAAAAGGCGATTAATGCTGCATCCGATCTGCCGTCATCCTTCTTTCGGCCAAACAAATGTGCGTATGCTGGCATCAATTCCGATGCCCTTGCTCGACTGCCATCTTTGCCAGACTGCATTTTTACTTTCCTCTGCCACTCTTGCGGCGTGACATAATTCAATTGCATTTCGAGAGCCGCTACCGCACCGATCAAAGTGCCGTAGCTGCGGCCAAAATTAAACATCGACACAACGCCTTGGCCAGGTCGCGCACCAACCCGCTCGATCCAAACTGGATTGTCATGCTGCTTCAGCAATCTACAAACCGCCCAAGGATCCACATGCTTTTTTCCGTTGATTTCAAGGATCGGCATATCAAATACTTCGACAAAACCTTCAGTTGCATCAAAGTGACAAAGCGCACCGCTAACCCCTGGATCAATTCCCCACATTAGCGAGTGGTTTCCCATTTGACCAAATTTTTATCATGATTATTAAGGATGTCATGCTCAAGCTGATTGACAGTTATGGTTGTTTCATACCCTGCTTCGCACAATGCTTTGGCCAAGTCAGAGTATTCAGCAATCATCGCCAAAGCTCTCGTCTTGTGATTCACTGCCAAAGCGGGATTTCTAATATACTGCGCCAATAAATACATAACATGAGTTTTTTCTTCTGACCAAGGCTTTGCTTGCTTTAGATCAGTCTCACACTCGTTTAGGAATGCGCCACATCTAAGGTAAACAACATTTGATTCGTTTTCGGCAGTCTTCATTTATGGTCTCCGTTTTCTATTTCGATGTAATCATAAAGGTCAAATCGTTTGCCTGTTTTTTTTGCAATTACTGCCATTTGAATTAAGCTTTTTGTGCTTAATGATCTACGCCGCCGCCATTTATCGACAGCATCTCTAGACACTTCAAATCCGTGGTTATTTAAGGCTCGATAGCAAGCGGTAAGACCGCCAAAGTCCTTAACCATCTTTCTGGTATCAAGTGTCAATTTCATTTAACGACCTTCTGTTTTGTAGATTGTTACTTCCGATACAATCTACAATGCCAGAAACCAAATTCTGTGGCAACCAAATAAATATACAAAATGTCTATAGACAATATGTACGATTTATGTTTAGGTCAAATCAAATAATCTACAAAAGCAACAGGGAGCCATATTGGTATGGTAGATAAAGAACACGCCAGTCGCAGTGAGCCTGCTGCGGCAGGCACTGTAGATCTTAGCAACAGA